TTAAAGGCATTGGTAAAAATACCACCAATTGTAGATAATCATAAAAGCTACTTTATAAGCCTTCAAAATTATTATGATAGCGCTTACTTTGATAAGACATGTAAAAACGTCTCACGTGTCTGCTATGAGTCTTATGACCCATTAATTCACATCAATGCTCAGTCAAGTTTATGGGATAAAATTGTGGAGCAGGAGTACACAGAAGTTAATAAGCACTCAGACATCCCTACAATACCAGTTACAGATGAAAATAAGATAGTAGATATTCTTGTAAAGTGGTGGACTAAGAAGTTTCCTATGAACGAGGGAGAGAGAAACAACAACGCATATGTTTTAGCTGCGGCCTTTAATGACTTTGGTGTTTACCAGTCGTTAGCTGAGTCTAATTTAATGAACTACAGAACAAAAACATTTACACAATCAGAAATAAAAAGAACTATCGAAAGTGCCTACGCACAGAAGCATAACTTTGGAACTAAGTACTACGAAGATGAGGACAAGGTAAACAACGTTAGAATGAAGCTAAAGCGTGGTGTGTCAAAAAAAGATATCAGAGTTGATCTTGAGAACTCTGATGTAGAGCCTACGACAATAGAGAATGTAATATCAAGACTTGACCAAGAAAACGCTAATAACCAATTTTGGACCAAGAATGACAAGGGTGTTATTAAAATAGTACACATCCTTTTTAAACAATTTTTAGAAGAAAATGGATTCTTTAAGTTTAATCCTGAAGGTAGTAAAAACTACGTGTTTGTTAAAGTTACAAATAATCTTATAGACCATACTTCAGAGAAAGAGATTAAAGATTTTATTTTAAATTATTTGCTGGAGGTTGATGACCTGTCAGTATATAATTATTTTGCAGAGCATACTCGTTATTTTAGAGAGGAGTTTTTGACTTTATTAAATTCCATAGATGTTTATTTTATTGAAGACAACAAAGACACAGCATACCTTTACTATAAAAACGGAGCTGTAAAAGTTAAGCATGATTCAATAACAAAGATTGATTATTTGGATTTAGGTGGGTACGTTTGGAACGACCATGTAATTGACCGTAACTTCCAGTTGTGTGATGGTGGTGGATGTGACTACCAACAGTTTATAACTAACATATGTGGTCAGGACGATAGTAGGATAAAATCTATGCAATCTACGATAGGATACTTGTTACACCAGTGGAAGAATCTTTCCTACTGTCCAGCTGTTATTTTAAATGACGAGGTTATATCAGACAACCCTGAAGGAGGGACAGGGAAGGGATTGTTTATGAACGCTTTGAGCCACATGAAGAAGTTAGTATTTATAGATGGTAAGTCGTTTAATTTTGAGAAAAGTTTTGCTTATCAAACTGTAAGCGTAGACACGCAGGTTTTATGCTTTGACGATGTTAAAAAACATTTTGATTTTGAAAGACTTTTTAGTGTTATAACAGAAGGATTAGTTTTAGAAAAAAAGAATAAAGATGCTATTAAAATTCCATTTAGCAAATCTCCAAAGATTGCTATAACTACAAACTATGCTATCAAAGGGCAAGGTTCTTCGTTTGCAAGAAGAAAGTGGGAGCTGGAATTAGCTCAGTACTATACCAAAGATGTAACACCATTAAAGGAGTTTGGAAAGCTGATGTTTGGAGAGTGGGATGATGATGAGTGGTGTGAGTTTGACAACTACATGATTGGTTGCCTACAAGAATATATGATGCATGGACTTGTTAAGTCTAAGTTTGTAAACTTAAAAATCAGACAGCTATCTGCTGCTACATGCCACGAGTTTTTAGAGTGGTGTGGACTGATTGGAACTAACAACATTAATGATAAGTTAGCTAAAGGTTACAAGGTTTATAAAAATGATTTATACTTGGATTTTGTTGATGACAATCCTGATTTTGCACCTAAATCAAAAATGACAGTTTCACGAACTAAATTTAATAAGTGGCTTGAAGCATACTCAATGTTTAAGTATGACTGTAAGCCTGAAGCTGATAGAGATTCTGTTGGTAGATGGTTGCGTTTTAGAACAAAGCATGAGTTAGAAACTAACGGTAACTTTGATTTTTAATATGGAATTCAGAAACTATCAATTAGAAGTAATGAATAAGGCCAAACCTCTGTTACAAAAAGATAAATTTGTTTATCTTGCAATGGAGGTCCGAACTGGTAAAACTCTCACGAGCTTGGGTGTAAGTGCGCTTTTGCCAGTGTCGAATCTTTTATTTATTACCAAGAAAAAAGCTATAAGCAGTATTGAGGATGATTACAAACTCCTTAATCCATCCTACAGCATTACTGTAATAAATTATGAGTCTTTACATAAAATAGACCAAACTGGTTGGGACATGGTAATATGTGATGAAGCTCATGGAATGGGTGCTTTTCCGAAAAGAAACAAACGATCCACTCAAGTACGTTCTTTGATCTTAGAAAACAATCCATTTGTTATATTTTTATCTGGTACTCCTACACCAGAATCTTACAGTCAAATGTATCATCAGGTTTCTGTAATGCTTAACCATCCTTTTAGTGAGTATAAAACTTTCTATAAGTTTGCTAAAAAATACGTAAACATCAAGCAGAGAAAAATAAACAGTTTTCTAATTAATGATTACAGTCATGGTTTGGATATTATTATTGATGAAATGAAACCACACACAATCTCTTACACTCAGAAAGAAGCTGGGTTTAAAGTAAAAACACGGGAGCATGTGCTGGAGGTAGAAATGAGTCCAATGACATATCAATTAGCAAATAAGTTAAAAAAACATTTAGTTATTGAAGGTAATGATGATGTAATATTGGCAGATACACCAGTAAAACTAATGATGAAGCTGCATCAAATGTATTCTGGAACTGTAAAATTTGAGTCTGGAAACTCTATGATTTTAGATTTAAGTAAGGCTCAATATATTCATGATAATTTTGCTGATGCAAAAATTGGAATATTTTATAAGTTCAAGGAAGAGCTTAATGCATTAAAATTAATTTACAAAGATGATTTATGTACAGATTTGAGTACGTTTAATGAAACCAATAAAACTATAGCTCTACAAATTGTAAGTGGTAGAGAAGGAATTAGTTTACGTAAAGCTGACGCACTTGTTTATTACAATATAGATTTTTCAGCCACCAGTTACTGGCAGTCCAGGGACCGTATGACAACCAAGGAAAGGTTAGAGAGTGATGTGTACTGGGTTTTTTCTCGTGGAGGAATTGAAGCTGACATATACAAAGCAGTTACAAAGAAAAAAGATTATACACTGCGACATTTTAAAAGAGATTTATTAACTTTAAATTAAATATAATGTTTAATAACCAAAAGTATACATCAATAGAGCTAAGTCTTGCAGAAATAAATATTTGTAAATTTATAGGCGAGCAACGATCACTTTTAGCACGATCAAATGGAGTAAAAGACGCAAAGATTGGAACTCATGATGGGACAATAGCAGATATACAAGGCTTTAAAGCTGAGTATGCTTTTGCTAAATTTAAAAATGTATTTCCTGATTTTGGTTTAAGTATACGAAGTGGAAGTTGTGATGGTGTTACACACATGGGTAATCGTTATGACGTAAAGTCTACAAATCGAACAGATGGTAATTTACTGGCTACATTAAAAGTAAACCCTGATGTAGATATCTATGTACTTGCTGTGGTTCAATATAATGTTGTTCATTTAATTGGATGGGTTAAAAAACAAGATTTAATAAAGCCTGAAAATATAAAAAACCTTGGTCATGGAAGAGGATACTTTTTAAGTAGAGATAAACTAAATAAGTTTTAATTTTATAAATATGAAAATAGATTTTTGGTTTAGTTGGCAAATAGGAATAATGTTTACTTGTAGTAAAAACTATGAGAAAAGAAAATATATTACGATTGAATTACCTTTTTTAACAGCACAGTTGTTTTGGTTTAAGCCTAAATAAAAATTAATATGTTTTAGAACTACCTATATGTAAAGTAAAGTTACTACTAACCATCGAAAATAACCGGATAAAACAAGTTTAAGTAAAAATGACCGAACAACAGATCCAAAAGAAAAGAATTAAAGAACTTGAAGCTGAGGGATACTACGTAATAAAGCTAAAGCTTACCAATAAGAATGGTATCCCAGATCTAATAGCACTACCTCGTGGCTGCGAGGTTTTATTCTCAGAAATAAAAAAACCAAAAGGAGTGCTATCTGAATTACAAAAATACAGATTAAAAGAATTAGAAAAGTATGGGTTTAAAACCGAAGTATATAAAGGATAGAGGGTATGAAGTGGAGGATGATTTTATAGACTCTATTTCTGAATTAGAAGATATAACGCTTAAAATATTAATATCAGATTACATTGATTCAAACGTAAAAGATTATCCAATAAATAAATTAACAACATACGTGGTCGGAGGGTTTGTAATTCATAGAGGAAACCCAGTATATTTTGCTATAGAAATACTTAGATTGCCAAGAAAATTTTTAAAACTAACAGACTTTCACCTTATAGAAGTCGATGAATATTTAGACCTAATAAATTTAAAATCTTACATAAAATGAATTTATCACCAAAAGAACAAACAATAGAAGCTATAATATTTAATGTAATTGAAGAGACAGGTATTGACCCACGAGTTGATTCAAGAAAACGCGAGTATGTATTTGGTCGTGCAGTTGTATACGATATTTTACGAAAACATTTACGAATGAGCCTAACTGATATTGCAAAAGTTTTCAACAAAAACCATGCTACAGTGTTACACAGTCTAAACCAGCTTCCGTACCTCATGAAATATGATCATGACCTACAATATACATACAATAATATCATCAATAATTGGCTTGAAAATGTTGAAAACTATGTTCCGATACTGGACTCTGATTTAAAAAACAGGATAAAGTTCCTCGTAAACCAAAATAAAAACTTAAATTTGGAAGTAAGCACCTTAAAAACACAAATAAAACACTACACTGGTAAGTACGAAAGATTCTATAAGTTGGTTGCGGATATTGAACATAGAACAGGTGACAGGTTTTCAGCTTTTGAAAGAAAAGTAAATACATTTCTAAATGGATTATAACGTAGAAGACATAGACAAGATTTTAAACTTTAAAACTTGGTCAGATAATAAAAAAATTGACACATTATTGTTTATAGACTGCACTCTTTACACAAACTTGGGTAAAGAATCTACACAAACAGAAAGACAGATTACAAAATCAAAATCAAAAAAACTGTACAAAGCTATTGGCAAAATTGACGCAGCTGTCGGTAAACAAATTCTTAATTCTTTAGATTAATGTCGAACCCTATTTCTTCTGATGATATTCAAGCCATTACTCATATAAATTATGTAACTAATAACTTGCATTCGTTGACAGACAATCTTTACGAAGATTTAATGGAAAGAGATCATGAAGCAGCTAAAAAAAATGCAAAGAATATTGTACATACAATGAATGAATTAATTAAATCTTTGTCAGATGAAATCTAAAATAGATGATAAGCCCTCAGTTATTAAAGAAATACTAAGACTTAAAAAGTTACCTCAATCTTCTAAAATTTTATTAAAAATACAAAAACTACAACAAAGATTATGAATAAAGGAATCGCAACAGAATTACAAGACTTCTGTAGTACAATCGCTGAAAGGTATTCTGATATTAAAAGAGTGGGAAATATAGGTAACGAAGTTTTTTTGGTAGAAGAAATTATACCAATCTCAGACCATAGTGCTGTTGTTAATTTTGCAAAATCAGGTGGTAAAATTGCTGTTGCTTTTTTTTATTATATTAATAGAGGAAGGTCTAAAGGCTGGAAGTATTTTTTTCCAACAGACTCGCATGTTAATGGTTTTCAAGCTTTCTTATATTACAAATTAGAAGCAGAACGTAAAAATTATTCTAAAAACTTTTAGTCTTACACTTAGCCCACTGTATTTCTGCACACTTTTTATAATCTTCTCTGGCCTCAAAATAGTACATTACTAAATCATAGACATCATCCTCCATAACAATTACAGCTCGTGTAGGGTCGAACACTAATTCCACTTGTTCAAACTCTTCCAGCAGTGTGTTGAAAGAGTCTTTCCCAGTTAAAATTCTATAGCTTTGCAACATGCAAAGGTGTTCATCAAATGCCATACATTTTAGTTATACATTTCGTC